GGAATAGCTGTAGGTTATCAACAGTAACTAAACCATCGCCAATGCTTTTAAGATCATCACCAGATAATCCCCACCGACCAGTGTTTAAAAATCTTTCTCGCACATTAACAATTGCTTTTAAACTATCCATTAGCAAGTAATACTCAGGGTCAAAGTCTGCCTGGTATGCAGCCACTAACCCGACGTTTAATCGAGCTGTGATCGTATTCCAGCCTATCTCGTCGCCTACACCTTCACGGAACTTCATTAGCTCAGTATGCGGTACTAGCTGCAATGTTTGCTCACTCTGTGCATTGTGTCGAATAGTCATTGGCAAGATGTTCCTACGTGGCACATGACGCTTACGTGGCTTTTTGTTATTTGCCATTGGTATGCGCCAAGACAGCCAGAATTGCTTGCTCTGGACTAATGACTACCTCTACTTGGCCCTTCCACATCTTATGGAAGATTACCTGTTGCGCTGTGAGCTTACGTTCTGATTCAGGTTTTCTACCGTCCTTAATCTCCATCAAGATATTTAATCCTTTGTGGCCTACTAAAATGTCTGGACATCCTTCGCCAACATTATGCAAGTGCTGTACTGTGAAACCTTCTTTACGCAGGCAATTGACAATGTGCTTTTGATTTACGTCAACTCTAGCAGCTCTCATTTTTTAGATACCATTCTGTAGCCTCATCAAATTTAGAAATGTCAGTTAAATACTTTTCATCCAAACAAACTCTATTGCCATAACTAAAATTCTTATTTATATACTTTAGAGTAAATCTTTCTTTGCTTGTGAATCCATGTATTTTAATTTCTGTGGCAGATTTTAATGAACATAAAATAGCCCAATCTGTTTTAAACTCATCAAGATTATCAAAAATAATATATCGTGGTTCTGGATTATCACCGGCTCTTGTTTTTAACTGAATAGTTTGATTTTTATATATCAAATCAACACCACCATCGCCACCAAATGTAATATTGCTTTGCACATTAATGTTTAAATACTTGCAAATAGCTACTTCTCCAAGCATCCCAATATAATGAGCAGCAAAACCATTCATTTTATATTTTCCATTATTTTTAACTGAGTTTATATTTTTAGCGTCCTCAATTGTTCCAGCATAATGAGCAGCTAAAATAATATCAGTAGCAGATAAATTAATATCCATTTTTTTCTTTTAGCTTGGCTTCTATGGCTTTGGCGTATTTCAATGTATCAAAATAGTAGTTAGTTACATATTGCTCTGCCATTGCTTCATATTCCTTATCCGTCAGCCCCATCCATTCGCGCTGCGCTAATGCTCCTTCAAGTTCTTCAATACGCTTTGCCATGCGCTGTTGTTCTTCAACCATCACAGCCATTGCGTCCCAGTCAGGGTTAAAGTTATTTTTAAGCTCAGGCTCGGTTGTAATGTATTTTCTACCATTACTGTCAACCATAACTCGCTCTTTCATGTCGGTTTCCTTCCTTCTTCGTATTCTTCGCGCCCATCTAAGCTACGATGTATGTACAAGTCATACTCCTCGTCATACTCCGGTCTACACCAGCAAAATGCGCCTTTATCCGTTTCATGTTCGCGCAAATCATTTAAGGGGTAAGTGTGGCTAGTCATGTGTTCTTCTCCTTTAGCTTGGCTTCCACTAACAGCGAATGCTTACGCCAGTTGTTATTTGAACTTATCTCACATTCAAGTCGTTCTTCATCCGTCAGGTTTTGCCATTCGCGTTCAGGCTGCGCTAGTGCTGCGCGTAGTGCTTCTGCTGTTGTCTTTATCTTTTCACGGTAAATCATAGCGTCAGACAAATCGGTGCGAACCCCGGGATGTGGTTCTGTAAGCGCAGCCAGCGCCATCTGCATTACTTCTTTGTCAGTCATATCTGCCCCCTTGCGCGGATAGCCTCTGAGCAACATTTAGCCGACCATCGCTCATCACTATTTCCAAATAATTGAGCCGCATCACAAATTTTTGCACAATCCTCGCGTTCCATATCTACTGCCCACTCAATTCTTTGTTTTAGACTTCGTTCACCCATAAGGGCTAACTTAATAATGTCATCTCTAGTCATCTCCAATCTCCCTCCAATCCTCTATTCTTACGTTCCCATTGTTCAGCAGAATCTTTCCTCAATCTGTCCGCTGCATCCTGGCCTCTTTTACTTGCTACTGCTTGCAAGTACTCCATTGCCTTGTTTCTGTCTTGCACTCGCCACTTGATTACTTGTCTGACTTCACACCTGTGACGTTCTTCTTCGAAAAACTCATGCACGAAACCGTCCTTTGTTATCAAAATCGAATGGCTGACCGCCTAACTTCTCAATAAATTGCTGACTATTGTGGTGATAGAACAATCCGTAAAATTCCTCAGCCTCACCGTTACGCTGCTTTTGGCACATTAAAAACGTATCTGGATCGGATTCTTCGTACTGCAACCCATTACGCCGATTGTTTTCTTTCTTTTTATTTCTCCAAACCAAAAATACATTGTCAACTTGGTCAGCAATAGAACCTGATCCCTTCAGATCATTCTTACCAGGTTGTACCTCCTCGCTTTGCAGTTTGCGAATATGGTGAACCAAGTGAATATGCACGTTATGATCTCTAGCAACCGCACAAAGCTCGTTCACAAACGACTTTTGCTCGTTCAGATCATCCTCAGACATCACACATTTCATCAAACTATCGATAAAAATATGCTGTATTCCTAATTCAACAGCGCAATACCTAGCCATTGCTATCGTCATCTGTGGCGTGGTGCTACCTTGTTGATCGTAGATAAAACAATTCTCAGAAGCAAATGATAAAAATCTATTGCCTATGCTCTTTACATAGTTATTTCTATCGTTCACCAAAGGATCGTTTAAATTCTCACCACAAAATTGACGCATCATCCGCAAAATTGTGGTCTGCGGTTTCATCTCAAACGATGCAATGCAAACCCGTTTACCTAGCTTTATCAAATGAAGGCCTATTAAGCCCGTTATAAGGCTCTTGCCGCCTCCGTTTGAGCCAGCATATACCGTCACCTCACCTAGCCTGAAATTGAAGTCCTGGTGTGTTATAGGCCACGGCATAGGGCATATATCATCTGAGCTAGGATTAATCAGCCCATCAACTACGCCATCCATGTATGCAGACACGGATTTCACCTTAGCTGATACGTCAGTGTTCTTCAGATATTTATCAATGTCAATATCTTGAGGTTTAATCAATCTGAGCTTTCTCGCCTCATCAAGCCTTTCTGCTATCTGCTCAATCATTGATATACCCCACTACTTCCATAATTCTCATTTGAGCAACTTTCATTCGATCAAGATCAATCTGACTTAAAGCGTTACCGTTAGCCAACGAATTAGCAGCAACCCCAACAACCATAGCTTCAAACGCTAATAACTTGATAAGATCAGTAGCATAAAAAGGTTTTTTTACAGGGGAAGCTATTTGCCTAAAATTATCATCAGGGGGGAATAACTCTGACAGATCAATGCCGACAGCGCCACAAATTTCTGACACTGAGCAACCAGAAAAGCATTTCAATAGGATTCGACCATCATCAAGTTCTCTAATCGCTAATGATGGATGTTTATCGTCATGAGCTGGACAGCAAGCGGTATAAGAACCGTTCTTGCCTCTGACCTTAGATAACCTACCGATAAGATTGTCTAAACTCATCATTTCCACCATTTATGATTTTGTTGAGTTGCTTGAGTTTGATCTTCCCAACGTCGAGCATTGAGCCAACTTGCAGGGTAAGGAATAAACTGCTCCTCACGTTCAAGAAGTTTTTGTTCAGAAATCGCATGAATAATTCTTTTCGCTAAATCAACATCTGGAGCAATCTTCATCCATGCTTTTTCTGCATTTGGCTTTGCGATCTTTTTTGGATAACATTTCCAAAACTCAATAAAGCCAAGTTTTACATCTTGCGCTAACTTTTCTTTCTTTTCTCTCTCCTCTTTCTCTTTCTCTGTCTCTGTCTCTGGTAGATCATCTTGATATCCTGATGATATCCTATCGATATCAGACTGTTCCAACCAATGAGACAAGCCGATAATTGCAGAATTAATTTCCTTTTCAGAAAGTCTCAAACGAAATGCTAACTTTTTAGCATCTGGCAAAATTCCATCTTGCTCTTCACTTGCAATTAACCAAAGCATTACAAGTATTTTTGCTAGTTTCGGGTCTAATTCAAACCATTCAACATCATCGAGAATGTCTCTATACAGCTTTACCCAAGGTGGTCTACGGTCTTTAAAATGTTGAAATTTTGACCAGTTTTTAATTTTCATTTGCTTTTCCAATAAAAAAAGCCCTAGGTGAGACTCTCACCATTTCTGGTGTTGACGGACTGGTGAGTAACCAGCAGAGTCCCATCTAAGGCTTACTCGTTTACGCGCTGCCAAGCACGTTTACACTATATCTGAACTTTTCTAAGTACGCAAATCCTGCATAGATCACCACCTTCAAAGCTCTTTTCTGATCTAGTTCTCTTGCATCCTGGACACGCTTTTTGTTTAAAAACATAGTCAGGAATAGGTTTTTTAGAAGCGGTAGACGTGATCTGCAATGCTTGCTCCTAACCCAATGTATGAAATTTCCCTAAGTGGCTCACCCCGCGGGCTAACCTTCGGCAACATAAACTTGTCAGACATCTCTCTAAATGGTGTTGCTTCTCTTGGTTGAACCATCGCGGGCTTATCAAATGACTGTACAGCTAGTCGTAGCTCATAAGTAGGCATAAACGCGTCTTTGAGCTTTTTGAGACACCCAGTAGTACAGAGATAATTCAATTCTGACGATACTCGCTTCTTATCTTTAAAGCCAAACAGACCATATTCCTCTACTACGCTATGTACGGTCATAATTCCAGAATTAGCAAAAGCCACACAAATTTGGTATCTGCGACTATCTTTCTTTGGTAAGTCCATTTTTTTCTCCTTTTGCGCCATAAACTCATAAAAATCTCCGTTTGTTGCTGGATTTAATTATGCAGCTATTCCTGGTCTTGTGTCATTAATTGTTTCTATCGATGAATAAATATTCATAGAAAAGTATTTCTTGCAGCGAATAACGTATATCGCTATAGTTCAGTCATACCAACGACGGAGACAGAGATGATTGAAGAACTAGATGACATGTTAGTTTGCCTAGCAGCATATCAAGAAGATGAAGCAGACGCACTTTGGGTAGCAGCAAGAGAAGCAAGCGAATCATCCGATAACGCAAAATTTGATAAATGGTTTTTTGGAGGAATGAAAAGTGACTTACTCTGAAGGAATTGAGGCAGGAATGGCAATAGCTCTGGATCAGATCAATGAGGAGCTAGGCACTGAGTTTAATCATTTAGGACAGTTTCCTCT